CACCATTTCATCCGCCCCTTTTCAGAATTACCCTACTGGGAAGGCATCATACATGGAAATGAAACTCTAGATGCAGAAGTTTCTTCATCATCCTCCATGATTTCATGCACAGACATCCGCCCACGGTAGACCACGAACGTCCGGGAATGTCTCAAAGAGACCCCCCATGACTTCGGCTGTTCTATCGTTGGTGGACCATCTGTCCAGAAAACCATCCGCTCGCGGGCCCGTTTGGGTACGGCCCACTTTCACTATCACCTCCCCTATTGGACGTTCGAATGTAAAATCCGATGGAACGATAGCTTTGTCCTGGCGCATGGGTGTGAGAGCACCCCGAGTCTTCTGTGCCTTCTTGACCCAGATCCGATATTGTTTGGACCAGTCAGTAAGGAACTTCTTCTCGGACATCTCACCCTCAAGATCTAACCCCTCCTTCAAGTAAGCCTTCACCAGGAAAGGGAACAGGCGATCATCGACCTTTTGGCCACGGGGAATCCTTTCCCATGGTAAGCCCAATTGGTCGAGAATCAAGTCCTGTTCTTCTCTGGCAACTTGCGAGAAGCGGGGGGTCGGTTGGAACAACCAACCTCTACGCCTAGACAGACGGATGGACTCTTCATCCTGACAACTAAGAAAGGCCGCAATCCTGCGGTGGGTTTCAGAAACCTCTACTTTCCTCGTCACCGGGAGGCCGAGTCCACCTTTATCCTCAGCGACAAACCAGCTCACTGGTGGTAGGGAGTTAAGAAACTCCTTATTATACCTCAAAAACCGACACATTAACCAGTCCTGTTGTTCCGGACTGTAGCCAGCTATCAAATCCAAACACCGATCTCGGATGGAACCGCCCTTTTTCCAGGCGTCGTTCCTTTCGGATCTAATCGCCGATACAACAGTTTGACCTGATGATTCAGCAATCTTCGGGATCGAATGCAACAAATTCAACTTCAAGGTAGGAATAAGGGTTACGTTGGCAACGTAGTCTCTATCCCAGTCCTCTGCGACAGAATATGTTTCACTATTAAGTATAGCATATTCCCGACTGATAAAGTTCTTTCCTACGCTAGGGGTTAGCCCGGCGCGAGTGACAGAACCACACCAATCCTGATAGCTCCCCGGAGGGAGACAGAATAGGATGTCATCACCGTTTACACGGAAAGGACTCCTCCCTGCCTCATCAACGAGGGGTATCTTCACACCATAGGCCTTTTCAAGCTCACGGCGCGTCACAGCGGCGTTCAAGAGACACAGGAGAGGGAAGCTCACGGGCGAACCCATAAGCTGGCCCCAAACCTGTCGCTCACCGTCCACTTCATGTCCAGTTAGTGCTCTGAGGAGAACAATAACGTCTTCCATCGGTACCCGTAAGCGGTAGCAGATCCTCTCGATTGCTGCTTCACAAAGGACGGGATGAAGATTATCGGTTGCGGCAGAATAGTCGCCACTAACAATACAGGAGTATACGTTCATCTTCCTAGCGAAGAAACATACCTCCTCGATATCTTCCGGCCCTAGTGGCCTTCCCGTCAGTTGAAAAGCAGGGATCGTTTGGAGGAGATCCCACAGACAGCGCTGATAGTTGCGCGCGACCTGATACGGAGCTGCCTCGCCCATACTGACTACGCGAACCTTAAAAGGCTCCAGA